TTTTCTAGATTGTTATTTTCTAGATTGTTATTTTCTAGATTGTTATTTTCTAGATTGTTATTTTCTAGATTGTTATTTTCTAGATTGTTATTTTCTAGATTGTTATTTTCTAGATTGTTATTTATAAGATTATTATTTTGTTCAGAAGTACTTTGTCTATTTATATAACGACTTAATACATTAATAATTTGATTAGCCAAATATCCTTCTTGTGTTTCATGTGTTTGTTGTGGTGTGTGTGTTTGTTGTATTATTTGATTTATTTGTTCAATAGTCATATTAATACCAAAAGATTCATAAAATTGTTTTAAAATATTTGGAATATTTTCAATTGACATTCCTCTTTTAATTAATTCATAATTAAGTTCACAAATAATATCACTTTCATTATCAAACTCATCTTGAAATAAAATTCTTAATGCAAATAATTCATCAAATTCTGTATTTGAACTCATTATTAATAAGATATATATATATTAAATTATAGATTCAATTTTTTTAAATAAATATATTTAAAAAAGAGTTTCTTTATATAGTAAATGGATGATATAACTTTTAACATACATGCAATTGAAAAATCCTTAGAAATTAATTATTTATCTAATTTAATTAAAGCTTGTGAAAAATATGGATTAAAAAAAAAATATATATTAGAAGAAAAATTAATAAAATTATCAGAAGATTTGGAAACTAAAATTCCAATAATTAAAAATACAAGTAATTTAAATAATACAGAATCACCAACATCAGCACAATATACTGATGATTATTTATATTTAAAACCTTGGGTAAAATTAACGACAATTCACAAAATTATAAAAATAAAAGAATATATTAATATGTTATTAATTAATGATGAAAAAGATAAAAATGAATTAAAAGAAAAATTAATAGATATGGTAAAAAATAAAATTATTACTAAAAAAGATAGTATTTTATATGATTCAACTAAAGGTAAAATAATTAGTATTCCAAATCTACAATTTATAAATGGAAAGTATATTATTTAATAAAAATTGATTAAAAAAGAAACTATATAATTAATATTATTATTAATGACATTAATGGCAAAAGATACAATTAATAATATATTTGATGATACTAAAAAATATTTAGAATCACAACAAAAAAAATCTTGGTCTGAAACAGAATATTATACTCTTTTAAATAAGTGTTATAGAACGTATAAAGAAACTTATCCTGAATTAACATTATCATTAATGAATGAAGTTTTTACAATATTAATTAAAAATAAAAAAGAATTTATTGAAACACTAGATATTGATAAATGTTATTTTCCAAATCATCTTGAATTATATTCTCAAGTTAAAATTCCCAAAGAATTTAAAAAAATAGAAGAACATTTTCAAAAATTAAAAGCACTTCCTCAACCAGAACAAAGAACTAAAGAATGGTTTGAATATCGTTATAACCGTATTACTGCTTCAGATACTGCTTCAGCAATTGATGAAAATCCATATGAGCCCGTTGAATCTTTCATTCTTAAAAAATGTGATCCAGATCATCAATTTTTAGATAATGCAAATGTATATCACGGAAAAAAATTTGAATTAATTGCAACAAAAATTTATGAACATATTTATAATGTTCAAGTAGTTGAATTTGGTGCATTACCTTCAGAAACACAACCACTTTTAGGAGCATCACCTGATGGTATTTGTTCAGCAAAAACACTTGATAATAAATTTTCAAATAAATTAGGTACTATGTTGGAAATTAAATGTGTTGCTCCAAACGGAAGAACAATAGAAACATCAGGAAGAATTCCAGGTCATATTTGTCCATATTATTATTATTTACAAGTTCAACAACAATTAGAATGTTGTGAATTACAAACATGTGACTTTTGGCAATGTAAATTAATTGAATATAAAACACGCGAAGATTATTTAATAGATAATTGTCAAAATACTAAACATCAAATTGGTGTAAATGGACAAAGTATAAACATAGATGATAAAATTAAAAAAGGAGTTTTACTTCAATTCTTTCCAAAAATATGGGAACCTCAATTTGAAGAAGATAATATTGAATGGAAAAGTAAATTTATCTATCCTCCAAGATTAGATATAACTTCTCAACAATATGATGAATGGATTGTTAAAACAATGTCTGAATTAAATAATAAATATCCAGATATTATCAAAGATTATTCATTCAATAAAGTTATTTATTGGAAATTAGAACAATCACATAATCAACCAATAGAAAGAGATAAAAAATTATTTGCATCTATTTTACCAATTTTAAAACAAACTTGGGAAAAAGTTAAATATTATCGCGAACATTTAGATGAATTACCAAAATTAAAACAAATTATTGAAAAAAGAAAAAAATATATTAAAACTGATACAGAATTTAAAATTGATAATGATTTAATTAATAATAAAGTATTATTTTTAGATGATTTTAAACAATCTATAACTAAAAAAGAAGTTGTTTCTAAAAATCTAAAAAATCACGTAGAATGTAATTTTGTAGATGATGATGATGATAAACTTACTAAACAATTAAATAAATCAAAAAGTCAAATAAAAAAAATAAAAACACCAATAAAAAAAGAAGAATCCGATAAAGAAGATGATGAATATATAAAATTACCTAAAATTAATTTTTTAAATAAAACACAATTTAAAAAAGATGATATTGAATGTGATTTTATAGATTAATATTATGTAATTTACAATTAGTTCTTCCACAAATTTTTCCTTGTCTTAATCCAGATTTAAGAATAGATTCACATAAATATTCATTTGGTTTAATAACCGTTATAGTTTCTTTATTTAATTTATGATAACAACAATTAGTTCTACCACAATATTCTCCTTTACGACTACCTGTTGTAAGCAAAATTTTACAATATTCTGGAATAATTTTTGTTGGTTTAATTGATACTATTTTTTGACAATAGGGACATTTTAGTTTATTCGTTTTTTTATTTAAACATTTACTATGATAGTAATGATTACAAGATAAAATTAATTCGTCTTTTTCGATAGGTAAATGACAAATTAAACACTTTTCTTTTGATGATTGATCCATTTTTTCTATTATTTTATATAAAGAATCAAAGTCATAATTCATATATTATATATAAAAAATTGATATTTAAATAGATTCTTTAATTATGATATAATTAATGAATAACCAAATATTTCAAGAATCTGAAAAAAAAATTATAACAATGACTAATTCAGATGATGATGAACATGAAAGAAACAGTGACTATGAACAAGAAGGAAGTAATAATGAAGAACAAGAAGAATATGAAGAACAAGAAGAATATGAAGAACAAAAAGAAAGTGACGATGAAGAAGAAGAAAGTAATAATGAAGAACAAGAAGAAAGTAATAATGAAGAACAAGAATATGAAGATGAATTAAACTATAAAAAACAAATTCTTAAATCTTTTTGTAATTATTTACAAGTTATTATTAAATCTATAGATGATAAAAAACATAATAAAAAAATAATTAATGAATTATATTATATAGTTAATATATATTATAAAAATAATAAAGATTCAGAGATTGTTAAGTATTTTAATACTAATCAAGTAAATTTAAAAAAAAAAGAAAATAATATTTTTGAATCTTTTATTAATAAAACTATAGATATTAATAAAAGATTAATTAAAGAACCTGATATTAGTAATTCAATATTATATCTTAATAATTTTATAACTAATTCATTATTTTTTTAATTAATTAGAAAAATTCAATATTTTTCTAGATTTACAATTAAAATATATATTCTAAAATTTATTTATATTTTTTATATTTATAAGAAAAACTATTAAATATTAAATTATTAAACATAATATAAAATTAAATAGATTATAATTTTTTTAATTCGAATAAGCAGTGCCAGCCATACCGGACATAACTCTTAATACATTGTAATTGACAGTGTAAATATTTAAGTTATCATCACCATTAGCAGTTACAGTGTCATTAGTTAAAGAAACATTAAGAGTAGCATTGTCAATGCGCGAGAAATTGCAGGTGCCACTGGGTTGATGTTCTTCGGGTTTGAGGGCAAAACTGTAGACATTGATGCCATCAGCAGGGGTGTTGCTGAAGTGTTGGAAAGGTTGGACATAGTTAAAGTAGTTGCCATCTCTGCTTTGGAATCTATCGTGACCGTTAAGTTGTAATTTGCCACTGGTTATTGGGTTAGTAGTGCAATCAACCCATCTGCCGTAGTTAAAGTGATCGGTAACAAATACACCATGGAGACCTAAGAAAGTTGGATCGGCTCCCCAAGTGTCTAATTGGGAAGTGGTAACAGTCATATCTTCAGCGGTTACTTCATTTCTTAATATAACTACATTAGCTGGAATAGCAGCTACAGTGCCAGAAGAATCAGCAAAAACTAATTGAGCATCAATTTTGCCTAAAATATCAGTAAGTTTGGCATTAAGACCACCAGCAGGTCCAGGAGATTGAATTTCATTTCCAGAACCATCACCTACAGAAATAGTTACTCCATTAGTTAAAGTTCTAGTAGATAACCAAACTAATTTAGCAAATGTTTCACGTGCAGCATCCCAGTCACCATCACCAGCATAGGTTAACCATTGTGTGGCAGAACTGTGAGCTTCTAAGTGAGGGGCCCATACTAAATATTTGCTGGGGTGGTTAAAGTTAAGTCTGTATTTATTATTGCTGTTGCTAGTTAAGGATTCAGAACCAGTGAATTGTAATTGTTCAATAAGATATTCGTGGCTGGCTTGAGCGAATCTTTTTCTTTCTTCCGAATCTAAGAAAACATAGTCAATTAATAGGTAAGAATCAGCCATTTCAGGCATAGTAGGTTTAGTGGCACCTTTGTAGTTAACGCATTCAGCAGCAGTACGGTATTTAATGGTTACACGTACATCGTGGTATTGAAGAGCAATTAAAGGTAAAGCAAGACCGTTGTGTCTGTTAAACCAGTAAGCTAAAGGTACATATAAAGTAGAAGACGCACGGGCATCGTTATGTAAAACACGGTGAGCATCATCATCACCAATCATAGCAGCATGACCACGTTCTTGACCAACTTTATGAGTAAGTTCATACCAGATATTTAACCAGTCACCATATTGTTCATCAATTTTAGAACCACCAATTTCAATTTTAGTGGAATCAATTAAGGCGTAGCCTAAACGTCTAACATAGCCCCATTCAGGACCAGTAGTATTAGCAGCAACAGCGGCTAATTGAACAACAGCATACATATTAGTGATTAAATCACCGTTTCTGTTTAAATTGCAAGTAACAGTGCGACCGAAATCAGCAGCACCGTTGAAAACTTGTTGAATAGGTTCTACAGAGAAGTTAGTGTGTCTTCTGTAAACGACTTTGAAAAAAGTAATTTGAGGATTACCTGTTAAGTAAACATCTTGCGCGCCGTAAGCGACGAGTTGCATTAAACCTCCACCCATGGATATATACTTTAGATAAGAAAAAACTTTTTTAAATTTAAATTAAATATTTTTAATGAGTTTAATATATTTAACATTCAAAATATATAATTTTTAAATATTTTTTAATATTTTTTAATATTTTTTAATATTTTTTAATATTTTTTAATATTTTTAAATATTTTTTTTTAATATAAATGTTAAATGTTATAAAGTAAATTTAATATTTATTATAATAATGTCTGGTCTCAGTCAAAAAAATAAAAATACAGATATTAAAAAAATATCTACTCTAGAAAATAAACATCGTCAAAAAATTAAAGAATTTGAAATTGAAAAAGACAGTTTTTCTTTATTGGAAAATAAATTAAATGAAATTAACAATGAAATAGATGAAATAGACAAAAATCGTGAAAAATTTACTAATATTGATCAACATAAAAGAGCTATTTTATTAGATACAAAAGATGATATTGAAAAAAAACTATATTTATTAAAAAATAATATAACTGAAATGGATTATTATGATAAAACCGGTGATATTTTAATAAATTATTATAATATTAAAAATATAGAAGATGACCCAATTGAATCAAAAAATATTTTAAGTTTTTTATGTAAAAAAAAACAAGTTGATGAAAAACCTAAAAATAAAGTAAATAAAACAGACTTATTTGAAAAATACTGTCAAATTACCGAAGGTATTCGTGTTAATTATGACGATGGTTCTAAAAGAATTAAATATTGTTTAGAATGTAAAATAGAAAAAATATTAAATATAGTTGAATCATCTTATATTTGTCCCTTATGTGGTGATATGGAAGTAATTATTATAGATGAAGATGTTCAAATTAAAGACTATTCTCCATATAAGAGATTAAATAGATTTAGAGAATGGCTAAATGCTTTTCAAGCAAAACAATCACCAGAAATAGATAATGCTATTTATAATGAAATAATTGATGAATTAAATAAAAGACGTATAACTGATTTATCTATATTAAATAGAGAAAAAATGCGAAATATATTAAAGAAACTTAAATTTAATTATTTATATGAACATACTCATTATATAATTAATAAATTAACTGGATTACCATCACCAAAAATTACTCGTGATATGGAAAAAATGTTTATTCGAATGTTTTTAATGATTCAAGAACCTTGGTCTAAATATAAACCAATAGATAGAAAAAACTTTTTATCATATAGTTATGTATTACATAAATTTTGTGAATTATTAGAATTAGATCATTTATTAGATTGTTTTCCTTTACATAAACAATTAGATATCTTAATGGAAAATGATTGTATTTGGAAAAAAATATGCACCGATTTAAATTGGGATTTTATTTCATCATTTAAATAAAAACTATATATTTATAATGACAAATATTATTTATAATATATCTATGATATTGATATTAATTGGTATTATTTTATTAACACATAGTTTAACAAAAAGTTATAATAAATGTCCAATAATTGTTCAACAAAAACAAGAATTAAATCAAAATACATTAAATCAAGATAGACCATCTAAAATTTTTGATAAAATGTTTAGTTTACCCGATATATGGATGGGTTATGCTGATTTTGATACTAAAAATTTTAATCAAAAAATAATTTAATTAAAATATTTTAAAGAATAATTAAATAATTAATTAATGTCAGAAGTTGATTATTTAACTAAAGATTCTATTCTTCCAGAAAATCAAAAATTTTATGTAATGTCCTTATTTATGAGTGAAGATAAAAAAATTATTAAATATATTCGAGTTAGTGGCGGTTTTAATACAATTGAAGATGCACAAGAACAAACACAAATATTAAAAGAACCTGGACATTATAATTTTGTAGCGGAAATGGGAACTTGGAATGCATTTGACCCTTTATCAAATAATGGAAATTTAAATGAGCAATTAAATAGTATGATGAAATCATATTTAATGAAAATGCACAAAAAAAATTATGAATATGAACAAAGAAAATATGAAATGATTATTAAAAATATGGTAGATAATATTAAGGTAAAAGAAGATGAATTAAAAGAATATATATCTACCGAAAATGATAATATGATATTAAAAATTAAAGAACAAATCAAACAATTAGAAGAAAAAATTAAAGAATATGAAGAAAATTTAAAATCTATTAATATCAAATTAAATAATATTATAATAGATTCTAAATATACATCAGTTGAATTAACAGATAATTTTAACCAAAATGTTCCAATTAAATATGAAGGAGTAGTTAAAAGAAAGGAAGAAAAAATATCTGGCCAAAACTGGTATTGTGTATCTTTTTTAACCGAACAAGATAAATCTTTAGTAGGTATTAAAGTAAGCGGATGTTTTGATACAGAAGAACAAGCAGATTCACAATCTGCAGCTTTACGTGATATAAATGATAGTTTTAATGTTCATGTCGGTGAATTATACAAATGGCAACCATTTAATCCAGACCCAGATAGTGCTGAAGCAGGTGAGTCAGAATATGCAAATCCTCAATTAAACGATACTATGAAAAAGAAAAAAGAAAACGAACAAAAAGCAAAATTATATAATGAATATAGAAAGAATGAAGATATTAAAAAAGATATTGAAGATTTACTTGATAATAAAAAAAAAGAACGAACCGAAGACACACAAACAAGCTCTAATATTATTGATGTAGATGAACAAATTAAGAATTTAGAAGATAAACTAAAAGAATATAATCTAAAAACAGAAGAATATTTACAACAACTTGGTAAACCATTACAAAATGAACAGTAAAATGTTAATTTAATGACATGTATAATATAAAAATAAATTAATTTTTAAATAAAAATTAATTTATTTTTTTGGTTTATATGACGCTTTTCTTTTGATTCCCTGGACCCCACGCTTTCCTATCACCTGATGACTCGTTACCAGCGTACTTTACACTAGTAAATCTTGTTATCAGGTGATGGTGCAAGTCTATTCATCGATGAGTGTCAAGTCCTTGTCGTCCTTGTCGTCCTTGTCGTCCTTGTCGTCCTTGTCGTCCTCGTCGTCCTTGTCGTCCTCGTCGTCCTTGTCGTCCTTGTCGTCCTCGTCGTCCTTGTCGTCCTTGTCGTCCTCGTCGTCCTTGTCGTCCTTGTCGACGCTATAGAACTCGACATTTTCATCCTCGTCGACGCTATAGAACTCGACGTTTTCCTCTTCGATTTTGTGAAGATCCTTGGGGGACAGTAGCCAATTGATGTAGAAGATGGACTCGCTGTCGAGGGTGAATACGTAGGGCCCGCTGCGCTTGGCAATAATGCCATTGATCTGCAGGTACGGCACAACACTATTCAAGACCTTGTCGTAAGTCGCATCTGGGTCATTGTAAGCCTCTTCAGAGACCGGTAGCATGACACAAAAATTGAATTCTTTTTGGCCAGGCTGTGTCAAAGCATCTGACATTTTGATAGCTTTTCTGGCGGTTGCTCTTTGGCTGTTCTTTTTTGGACCGTGGTCTATGCTAGTTTTTTTGTTTTAGAACAAATAAACCCTTAAATTTTCAATTTTTTTATATTCATAATATTTAGTTTATGTAGTAACCAAAATAAAGTCAATTTAATTTTATCATAATTATTTGTTCTTTATATAGTATTTTTTATAAAAACGAATAAAAACAATTAAATCATGTTTAATTTTTAATTTTTTCATTAAAGATTAAATATGTTAATGTTTAATTTTTTCAACAATTAATTTTATACTATTTCGTTTTTTTGATAGTGCTTCAGCTGGGTCAAAAAGTGGTAATCTACGATTCCATTCTTTGTCATAGTGTTCTTTATGATATTTTATATATTTATTAGTTCCAATAGTAAATTCAGGAACTTCTTTTGCCCGATACCAATAAACTTTATCAGCTATATTTTTAGAATGTACACGGTTATCTATAACCATAACACCAAAGTTATCAGTAATTTCTGTAAATACTTGTTCAAATATTTGTAAATTAGGAAACATACCAGCATAATGTTCATATAATCTTTTTCTATTACTTGGAAAATCTTCTGCTAATAAAAAAATATAATCAAAATTACTTCTTAATTCAGGAGGAATACCTAATGAAAATTGCATTGTTAAAATAAAAGACATATGATGATGTCTACCATTAAAAAATAATTCAAGAATTTGTGGATCTTTTAACCAATCGCCTTTACTTGACATACAATCATCCATAATTAACATAATTTCATCTTCTTTCATTCTTTTCCCTTCTTTTTTCCTTTTTTCATTATCTTGATTTAATCTAGATTGCCTTTCGTAAATTCTTGATAAAATTTCAGTATCAAATTGATCATAAATATATGTATCCGGACAAAATTCTCCATAAAATTTATTTAATTTTTCAGTTCTTGAAATAACAACGGTAGGGATTTTTCTTTTATGATACATAATTTCTCTAGTTAAATATGATTTACCTGATGCTCTTTTAGCAACCATAGCAATTGTACAATAACGAGCCATTTTTTCAATTGGAAATTTTTTTAATTGTAATCTAGATGTGCCAAACCCTATATTTTTTATATTACTCATTATTATAGATCAGAAAAAATTAATTTTGTATTTTATGTTTTAAATATTTTTGATAGTATAAAACGTTATATGATATATAGAATTAAATAAATAAATCAATTTTTAAATAAAAATTGATTTAGTTTTATGCTTTTTTTGGATTTTTTCATTATATATTTACATTATTAAATATTAATGCATCTTAAAATTTCTTAAGAATACTGTATTTTCTACGTCCAAGTTGGAATGTCAATTCTCCAGATGTATGGTCTTGATGGCGTTCTACTCTCATAGAATCATCTAATGAAAGAGTAAAATGAATTTTATAGCCAGCAAAAGTTTGTTCAATATGAGTAATATTGAATTTATTAGTACCTGTTTCTTCATACATTAGAGATGTGATTAGTGCACGAAGATTTTTATGATTTTTATTTTCTTCAGTGCGATACTGATGCACAATATGGTTAGTAATAAAGGTAAAAAATAGAGTGTTTTCAATATTTACAATAGGTTTTACTTTACGAGTTACCTTTTGTACAAGTGTAAATGGAGCAACATATACAGATTCTGCATATGTCAGCTTAGATTGGTCGACATTATTACTCGAATTACTCGAATTACTCGGATTGACTTGAGCTACCTGGTTACATAATGGTGTCTTAGTTACAGTCTCAGTTGCTGCATCAGTTGCCGTCTCAGTTGCCGTCTCAGTTGCCGTCTCAGTTGCCGTTTCAGTTGCTGTCTCCGTTACAGTCTCAGTTGCGCTTTTGATTACTGTCGTGCTCTCCACAGCATTCTCTGTTGTAGTGAACGTATCAATAAGTTTTTTAACATTTACAATTGCTTCTTCTTTTTTATTTTCATCAAGAAAGTGTAGAATCATCCAAAGATTTGCAATCACTGTTTTGTTGGATGTATTCATCTTTGTTGTATGTTATTAAATATGAATATATTAATTTCATATTAAAAAGTTAATAAATATTTAATTTTTCAATTTTTTTAATATTTTGTGTATCTATATAACCAAAATAAAAGAAATAATAAAACTAATTACATATTTTTTAATAACATTACCATTCCGGTAATCCAGTATAAATATCTAAATTAGAATGACTATTTGAGATTACCATAGGTTTTTCTAAAATATAATTTTCATTACAATTTGAAGTAACAAATATAGCAGTAAAACAATCATTATTCCATAAAAGAACTAAACCAACAATAGAGGTAACTAATAAAGGTAATTTAATTTTATCATAATTAGTTTTTCTTTCTTTACATCTTTTTTTATCATCTACTGTTTGAAACCAATAGATAATACCAAAAGTAATTATAATAATTAAAATATATTTTAATTTAGTTGGAATTGATACCATTAATATATATTAGAAAAATTATTAAATTATTATTTTTAAATATATATAAAAAATATTTATATTAGAATATAATGGAACTTATATATATTCAAAATGGTCGATTAGGTAATGCTATTTTTCGATATTTAGCTAGTTGTATTTTATCTATTAAGTATGGATATCAATTTAAAAATCTTTCATATAAATCATTTAATATTAATAATTATAAACAAATTTCTGAAGAAGAATTTAAGAATATTCTTTTAAATAAAAAAATAAATTTACCACCAAAAATTTTATTAAAAGAATTTTATCAACATGATTATATTCAATTTAAAAAAGAAATAATTGATTATATAGAAAAAAATAAAAATTTACATACAATTACAACAGATGAAAATAAAACATATTATTTAAAAGATTTAATTGATACTCCTAATAATTTTAATAAATACTATGATATTGTTATACATATACGACTTGGTGATTTTATACAAAATATTTTTCCTTACAGAGTAATAATTAATTTAGATTATTATTATAAATTATTTGATACATTAGATTTTAAAAATAAAAAAATAATAATAATTAGTGAAAAAATCAAAACAGAAATTGAAAAAAAATATATAGAACAATTAATAAATTATTTTAAAACAAATAATTTAAATATTGTCTATGAAAATAATGATATTTTAACTGATTTTCATATAATAAAAAATGCAGAGAGTGTAATATGTTGTATGTCAACATTTTCTTGGACTGCTGTATTTTTTTCAGATAAAGTTAAAACTTGTTATTTACCCGATTATCCAGTTATTGATAAAAATAATTGGATATCAATGAGAAAACCTTGTGAAAATACATTATATTATAAATTTTATTAAGAATAATATTGCCATAAATAAAACCAAACATCAACGAAACTATTTGTTGGAATAATTGGATTAAATAATTCTTTATTTGTTAAATAAATTGAAGAAAAAGTTTGTTGATCACATCCAATAAACTTTTTATTTTCAATAAATTTTTGTAATTTTTCATAAAATATTTTATGTACTTTTAATATTGTTTCTTTATCAGAACCAAACATTGCTCCTGCAAAATGAATTTCATCTTGAAAATATTCTTGACTAGAATTTTTAAATGATTCTAATAAAACAATATCTAATTTTCCTTGAGATACTTTTTCATATTTAGGAAAATTTTTAATTTTTTCAATTAATAAAGAATTACTATTTCGTAAACATCCAATATCTGTCCATACAAATTTATCTGTTTGAAATGGATTTAAATCAATAACTTTTTTTAAATAATTTAATTTTGAATTCCAAATAATATAACAATTTTTACTTCTACCAGTATTTTTTTGGTTATCTATATAATATTGATAATCCCAGTCATTTTTATATTTTAAATAAATTTCATTAGTATCGATAGGTTCTATTATAATTTTAGTATTATTTTTAAATTTTTCTCTTTTTTGTTCAATATATTGTTCTAAATCTGGTGATGTAAATATAACTAAATTACAATTAAAATTTTGTAAAAAATTATTCATCCATAAATCATACTCTTCAATTGAATGTTTTGAAGGAAATGTGTAATAACAAGTTACTACAGTTACTTTATTCATTAATATTTTATATATATAACTTTTTAAATTACTTAAAAATAAAAAACATATAAAAAGATATATATATTTATAAAATATATGTTTACATTTGTAGTTTGTAGTGTTTTTAAAAATGAATCACATATTTTAGAAGAATGGATAAATCATTATTTACTTCACGGAGTTGATCATTTCTATTTAGTAAATGATTTTAGTACAGATAATTTTTTATCAATTATTGAAAAATATAAAGAAAAGATTACTCTATATCATAATGATATAATTACAGAAAATGTTGGAAGACAATGTTTAATTTATGAAAAATACTTTATTCCAATTAAAAATAATTCTAAATGGATATCAATACTTGATATGGATGAATTTTTATATTCTCCAAATGAAATTAATTTAAAAAATATTTTATTAAAATATGATAATTATTCACAATTACTTGTTAATTGGTTACATTTTACGGGTAACGATCATATATTACAACCTTTATCTGTTGTAGAAAGTTTTACAAAAAGAGCAATATATAATCCAATGAATACATATATAACTTCTCATAAAACTATTATAAAGTCATCAAACTTAATTAAATTTAATATTCATGATAATATTTTTAATGGATCATCATATAATTTTACAATAAATGAAAATAGTATTCCTGAATTAGTTATTAATCATTATAATTTACAATCTAAAGATTTTTATATAAATATTAAAGGAACTCGTGGTGATATCAATAATTGGTTTAATCATGTAAATTTAAAAAGAAATGAAGATTTTTATAATTTATTAGATTTAAATGAAAAAGTAGATTTAGAATTATATAAACAAAATAAAGAAATAATTTATAATATTAAACAAAATAAAATAGATTCAAGTGACGATGTTACTGTTTTATTAACTTCGTGTAATCGTCCAAAATTATTAGATTTAACATTAGAATCTTTTATAAAATATAATACATATCCAATTAAAGAATTTATAATTTTAGATGATTCGGGAATAATTAATTGTAATGAAGATATTTTAAAAAAATATAAATCATACTTAAAAATACATTCTTTATATAATAAACAAAATATTGGTCAAATGAAATCAATTGATAAATTATATTCGTATGTTAAAACAAAATATATTTTTCATTGTGAAGAAGATTGGGAATTTTTAGAAAGAGGTTTTATTGAAAAATCTATGAAAATTTTTAAAGAAAATCCAAATGAAAAAATCTATACAATTTGGTTAAGACCACATCATGAAACATCAGGTCATCCTATTATTTATGATAATTTAAATAGAGGGTATTATTTAATGAAAAAAGATTATTCTTATTATGACAATGGTATTAAATATACTTGGGGAGGAATAACATTTAATCCAGGATTAAGAAAAACATTAGATTGTTTAAAATTTCATCCATATTTATTTAATTGCGAATATATCAATAATGGTAAAATGTTTGTCGGTGAATATACAATAAATAAAAAATATATGGAAGATGGTTATTATTCTTATATTTTAGATTTACCAACAGGTCATGTTAATCATATTGGATGGGGTCATCATATTGAAAGAATAAATGAATAAAATATTACTATAAATATTACTATAAATATTTTCTAATTTTAAATAATATGAATGATTTAAAATTAGAAAGAATAATAAAATATATAATTATGGGTTTAGTTGTTGTAATTGCAACTAGATATATACCAGATATATTAATACCAACTAAAGAATTAATTATGATTG